GGGACGTGTCCGCCGCCAACTTTGATGACAACGCCGCCACTCCGGCCAGTGGTGACGTGACCGGCGCCGCTTGTTTCGCCCTGGAAGCGGCCGGCAACGGAGTCACCAGCCTGCTGGTTCAGTTCACCGGCATCCCTGGGACCAAAACCTAATGACGTGGGAATCCGCCGCTGATCGGGTGTCGGCCTCATGCCGCCGGGTGTTGGGGCAAGAGGCCCAGTACACCCAGCCCGCTGGGGTCGATCCCGTTTCGGTGCGCGGATTTCTCAATGTCGGCGATGCAGACCCCACGATCAGCGGGCTACGGACGGCCCTGGCGGAGTACACCTGGACGATGACCCGAGCCGATGCCCTAGCAGCGGCCATGGAGGCCGGCGGTCTGCTGGCGGTCGGCGGTCGGGAATTTGATGTCCAGAGGCCCCGGCACGTCGGGACCGACCTGCTGGAGTTTCCCCTCAGACCGAGGGCGCCTGAATGAGAATTAATATTTTCAGCAGGGACTTCTACCAGGTCGCCGAGGCGCTGGGTCTGCTGCCGGCCGCAACCTATCGAGGGCTCCAACTGACTGTCTGGAACACGGCGCAATGGGCCAAACGACATGCGGCTAGGAATCTGGCCCACCGCGAGGCATTGCCGTCTAGGGTGCTCGCTAAGCGATTGAAAACCTACCGGAAAGGCGCACTGGAAAGCAAGATTTGGCTGGGTTTTAACCCCATCGAGGCCAGCCGGCTAGGAAAGCCACAAAAGGTGAAAAATGGCCGCCGCGCTGGAAGCGTTGTGATTCGCACCCAGGGCAAAACCCGGGTTTTCCCAGGCGCTTGGATACAGAAATCCGGGCTCCGGGATCGGGTCATGCACCGGGTCAACGGCCAGCCGGAAGAAATCAAGATCGACATTTCCGCCGCCGCCGCCGAGACCATGCGCGAGGTGGAAACCCTGGCCAGGGCACGCTTCCCAGAAGAAGCCCGGCAAGCGCTGAATTTTGCCATGCAAAAAATGTTGGGTCGTGTCACTACCAGCCTACGACCGCCCGACGAACGTTGAATTTTGAAATGCAGAGGATTTTGGGCCGTGTCCCTACTAGACGACGTTAGTTCGCATTATCTGGAGGCGCTGGAGGCAGGGATTCCCGACCTGGCCGCCTACCTGTTCGCGCCGGACCTTGACCCAGGCGCGGAACAACTGCCGACCCCCTGCCTCGCCCTGTTTTTCGCTGGCGGCGCATCGGACGGCGGTCGCGCCCCCATGGTCACGGAGCGCACCCTGCGCTGGGACCTCCGCTGCCTCTATGCAGCCGACGCCGAGGGTGCCGAGCGGGCCTGTCAGGACCTGGCATTCAAAGCCTGGGACCTGCTGGAGCGCCTGGACCCCGGCCATTTTCCCCTAATCGGCAAACCGTCCGGCTTTTCCGTGGGCCGGGATCCAGACCTAGACGCCTATGACGGCTACCTATCCATGCTCGTGCAGTGGGAAGTGACTGTCACCCTGCCGAGCAACCCCAGTTCTTACAACCTCAGGTGAGATTGCTATGACTATTTCCGCTGCCTCCCGATCCATTTATCTGCGCTGCGAGCTGAAGGTTGGCCTTCGCCCAGGCCAGAACACCCCGCCGGCCAGCTTCTCCGATCCGCTCAATTTCACCCTGGCGGAGATCACCGCGCCGGCTCAGGAGAACGAGGAACTGCTGAGCAACATGGCCGCCACTTTCGGAACGGCCCTAGCGTCCGTGCCCAAGCCGACGGCGCCGGCCAAGATTAAGTTGGAATTCGACACCCTGACCCCGGACCTGCTGGCGATGGTGCTCGGCGCGGATGTTTCCGAGGAGACGCAAGCCGCGGGTGCGGTGGCGGACGAAGCCATCACGCCCATGGTGGGCCGGTGGGTTCCCTTGGCCCATAAGTACCTCGCTGCCCATGGCACGGGGACTGAAATCGTCGCGGAAACCTCGGGTGACGTGGTGGTTGACGCCACCCATTACGAAGTGGATTTAACGAACGGCCTATTCAAGGCACTGGATGCCACCGGCGCCACAGTCGCCAAAATTTCCTATCACAAAGCGGCCCGCACCTGGGAGAACTACGCCGCCGGAAAGGCAAAAAGCGCTTACGTGCAATTGTCGGGTTCGGCCAAGGAAGAAGTATCCGGCGACGTCGGCACCCTGGACATCTGGTGCGCGTCCCTGGCTCCCAGCGGCTCAGTCGATCCGGTCAAGGGAGGCTACTTCAAGGGTGTGCTGGAGGGAACCCTCGTGGTGCCCGCCGGAAAAACCTCGCCCTGGAACTGGCAAGTGGTGACGGGTTAATCATGATCACCCTCGGCGGCCAATCGTTACCCGACGGCCTGCGCTGGCAGGACGAGCACGCTTGGTCCCCGGTTTCCCAGGCCATGGAATACACACTGACCGGCTCGCTGATGATTGACGAGGCCACCAAGCAAGCCGGGCGGCCCATCACCCTAGCGGGCGGATTGCACTTTGCTTGGATGGCCAAGGGGGACCTGGACGACTTGTTGTCCCTATTGACGGCGGCCCCGGAAACCGGGCTGACCCTCACTCTCCACGATGGTCGCCAATTTCAGGTGCTGCCCCGGCACGGGACCGATGGCGCGGTCACCGCTTATCCGGTGCCACGGGTGTTGGATTCCGGTCTAGCAGACCCAAACGCCACCACCTGGTATTACCTGGACGCCCTGCGACTTTTGCAAATCGGATGATGCCACGGTGCAACGCAAAGAAATAACCAAAATACTAGAGACTTGGGCTGAGCAGATCAGGGAAACGGAGGATCAACTGGCGGACCTGCGCTCTTTACTGGGCGCCCATCCGGAATCCCCCCTGGTGTCCGCCGTGCTGCGCTTGCAGCGCGCTTATACCGACCTGGTCGCTGAACGGGTGGGGGATAACGCCGACTGGCTGAATTGGTACTGGCAAGAGTGCCGCCTGGGCCAAGGGAGTTGCAGCGTCGAACTAGACACCCCGCCGGTTCGACGAACGATCCGCAGCACCGACGCCCTGGCGCAATTGCTGCTGGATTGTGGCGGGGCCTAGCCCATGCGCCCGGTGTTTCAAAAAATCGCGCTCATCAAAAGCGGGGTGTTGGTGCTGATCGTCTTCGCCTTAGGGTTCTCTGCCGTGTCCTTCGCGGCGGATGCGGTCAAGCAGGTTCCCGGAGATGAGATGATGGGCTGGGTCCAGGCGACCGGGTTCCCCACTTGGGCGATCGCGGTGGTCTGGATAGGCCGCCAACTGATCGGCCAACTGAAAGATATTTCTGACCGGTTGGACAGGCACGTGACCCAAACCGAGCAACGCATTACCCGGCTGGAAGAGATCCTCCGCTACCGCACGGAGCGGCTGCCATGACTTGGCTGAAAGCATACCTGTTGGCCCGACTCGCCGAGCCCTCCACCTGGCGCGGGCTGATCGGCATGCTCGCTGGCCTGATCGGCTATGACCTGGCTCCGGAGCTACAAGCCCAGCTTGCCGTGGTGGCGGTGGCGCTGATGGGGCTGGTCGGCGTTGTCACTCCGGACACCCTGCGCCGGGTCTCTGCGCCGGGGGTGGCGCCCTTTCCCGCTGCTTCTGATCCTGCTTCTGCTCCTGACCGGCTGCGCCGGGATGCCCCAGATGGACTGTCGGCCCCTGCCGCCGCGCCTGGAGCACCCGAAAAGCCTCCTGACCCCTGGGGCTGGCAACGGAATGATTGAACTGCGGCTGAGCTGTGATTTTTAGGAGAATCGATGATGTGGAGCCTTGTTCTATCGACCCTGATTGCGCTGCTGAAGGGCAAAGTGGGCGCCGCCCTGGCGGAATTCCTCGCCAGCACGGTGCGTATTGCGGCGGATTGGGACCTATCCGGCGCGGATAAAAAGGCCCAGGTGCTGGCCGCCGCCGACGCCATCGGCGGCGCGGTGTCCGATCAACTCAAAGCCGCGTCCGGGACCCTGGTCAATCTGTTGATTGAAGCCCTGGTCGCTAAGCTGGGGGGGAAATCATGAGCCTCCCGGATTTCGTCTGGGACTGGGTAAAGCTCGCTGAAGGCGGGTTTTCCAACGTCGCTGGAGATGTCGGCGGAAAAACCCAATACGGGATTGCGGAAACCTGGAACCCCCAAGAGTGGGCAGATGGACGGGTCACCGAAGCGGAGGCCCGCGCCGCCTACGCGCAGAAATATTGGACCGCCCATGGCTGTGACCGGATCCCACCCGCGTTGGGGCTGCTGTGCTTTGACCTCTTTATCCAGCACCCGCCGCTCGCCGCCGGGCGGCTCTGGCAACGGGCCATCCGGGAACGGCCTTTAGACGGCGTGATCGGCGAATCCAGCATCCGCACCGCGCAGAGAGTGCCTATCTCCGTCGTGCAAGAGCGGTATTTCCCGATGCGGGTCATTCACTATTTAGACCTGATTCGGGCCGATTCGACCCTCCTCAAGTTTCGAGAGGGCTGGATGGGTCGGCTGTTTAAGTTGCAACGCTATTTGTTGGCCGTGCCCGGTCGGTAGGGCTCAGGCCAATGGCCAGCCGCTCCGAAACTTGCCCCGCAGGCCATAGATCAGCAGGCCCAAAAAGCCAATGCCTATGCCGATGGCGCCGGCCAAAAACAGCCATAAGAAGTGGTGGCTCACGGTGAGTGAGAGGACCAGCCCGCAGACCAGGAACAGAAACGCATAACCGATCATGGCGAACGATCCCAAATTAACCCTACGCATCTCCGCCGACACGGCTGACGCCACCGCCAACCTGCAGCGGTTGGGTTCCGCTACTGAAAGCATAGGCCATTCGGCCTCCGTTGCCGAAGCGGGCGTCCAGGGTTTCAGCGATTCCTTCGGCAGCCTAGGCCAGTCCATGGTGTATCTGAACAACGCCCTGGGCGTGTTAGAGTCCGCCACGGCTGCGTTGTCTGGGCTGGCGGCCCAGGCCGACCAATGGGCATCGATTCAGGCGCGGGTCAAGCTCGCCACAGAGGCCACGGACGATTATCGAGCGGTTACGGAAGAGCTGTTCCAGGTCGCCCAGCGCACCGGGACCGACCTGGAATCCGTTGCCACCCTCTACCAGCGCACGGCTCAGGCCCTCAAGTCCATGGGGCAGAGCGCATCCTCTGCCGCCGCCGATACCGAGCTGGTCTCCAAGGCGATGCGGGTCTCCATGGGCACTACGGCGGAATCCTCCGCCGCAATGATCCAGTTCGCCCAAGCCCTAAGTTCTGGTGTGTTGCGCGGTGAGGAATTTAATAGCGTCATGGAACAGGCGCCGCGCCTATCCAGTGCGCTGGCGACTGCTCTAGGGGTCACCACCGGCCAACTGCGCAAGATGGCGGAGGCCGGACAG